GCGGGGCGCCTGTCCCGTTTGCCAGGGGCGATGCGGACGGCCACGGGCCAGCGGCAGGACTTGGTCGAATGCGGAACTCCTAAAATCTCATTCCTAGAATGGAAGGAGCGGATCTTGTTTGGCGACATCCCCGAGCCGTACAAGTGGGACGACCTGCTCAATTTTAAAGAGACCGAAGATCCGACCCAACTGCTCGGCAAGCGGTGGATTTGCCGAGGCGGATCGGCTCTGTGGGTGGGATCCAGCGGGCTTGGAAAGTCCGTCCTGTGTACGCAGGCCGCAATCACCTGGGCGATCGGGCGAGCGTTCTTTGGCATAAACCCACACGGAAACGGGCTGAAGTCGCTGATCATTCAGGCCGAGAACGATGAGGGTGACGTGGCGGAAGCGATTCAGGGCGTTTTAAAGGCGATGAACCTTACGCCAGAGGAGATCGAGCTGGTGAAGGCGAACGTCATAATCGTCCGGGACTGCACGTCCACCGGCGAGAAGTTCGTCGATCGCGTCCGGCGCCTTGTCGAAAAGTACAAGGTGGATCTGGTATGGGTGGATCCGCTGCTGGCGTTTATCGGCGGAGATCTATCCAGCCAGGAGACGGCTAGCGAATTCCTTCGCACGATGCTGAATCCGCTGTCGCTGTCGGCCGGCTTTGCGTGGATGCTGATTCACCATACGCCAAAGCCCGTCCGGGAGGGCAACGGCTATCAGGGGCACGATAAGGCGTACAGCGGTTTCGGATCGTCCGAGCTGACCAACTGGGCTCGGAGCGTTTTAACCCTAGCGCCAAGCGGTCAGGATGCCGAACAGCGCAACGTTTACCGCCTGGAGGTGACCAAGCGCGGAAAGCGGTCAAATCTCAATTCTGGGGGCATTGTGGCGCAAACCGCCATACAGCCTTACGTGAACCTACGCCACAGCGATGTCGGTCTGGCGTGGATTGGTGCGGACGAACCAGAGCGGAAAACGGCAGGCCGGCCGGAGATTGTGGTCAACTTTGAGGATTATCGCAGTTCTGTCTCAAAAGGGATAAGCGCCGGCGATCTGCAAAGTCTAATTCGCAACAAATCGAAGATTGGTCACACAAAAAGCAGGGATCTGACAGCGGCATGGGAAATCGAAGGTTTGATCAAAAATATAGGCACAGAAAAGGCCAAAAAATACGTACTAAACGAGGATCAAAAATGACCCCAAAAAACCTATCACCACTTATTATTTTTCTATCACCGGAAATTGGTCGAACTCCTATGGATGGATATTCCCCCTTTAAGGGAATATCCATCGATAGGGTTCATAATTTCCATCCATTGACCATCCATAGGGGGTATTTCCGGTGATCATAAACAGCGCAGAAATCATCGAAAAAATACCCGCCAACTTTCAGCACCCGGCGATGGCCATGGATTCGCTGTCCGATTTAGTGTTTGAGGCCTATTCCGAGCTCAAGATCACGGTAACCACAAGCACGGCGTTCACCACGACCAAGGTGATTGAATACCTAATGGCGAAGGCCCCAGATCACCCGGCGATGGCTAATCGGACGGATACCTTGGGCCATGCCGTGCTGAACATAGCGCTGAACAAGTCGCCGGAGTCCATGACGGCCGTGGCCAAGCGGTACGGCGTGACCAAGCAGGCCATCAGTAAGCAGGTGACAGAGGTTTACGACCGGCTCGGGATTCGGTCGCGATCACAGAAAAGCGATAAGGCCAGAGAGTCCTATCGTAAGCGGGCGTACAGAGTGCACGCACAGCGGCGGCGTGAGGCTCCAAAATTCAACATGGCCGCACTAAAGAAAGGCATCAAAAAATGAAACTGAAAGCAATCGTCACTAAACTAAACGACACACGCGATAAGGCGCTGGAACTGGTGGGCAAGACCATCGGACTGGCGGCTGAGGCTGGCACGATTATCCAGCAAGCCCGGACAGACGGCGAGGACGTCCGGGATCTATGCGAGCAGGCGGGGATCACTGAGGAGGTGGGTCGGCGTTATGAGAAGGTGGCGGCCGCTCAGCATAAGATCACATCAGGCCAAGCTGACGCAGGCGAGATGCGGCAGACATATCTGCGGATCGGTATGCTGCCGGATCCAATTACAGCCAGCGTGCCGGCCGACCCTAAGCCGTTCCTATGGCCGGTGATCAAAGCCTGCCAGTGGCTAGGTAATCGCGGATCAAAGTACATCAGTCAGGATGCTGAGCTGCGTGAACAGTTTATACGCGAAGCTGAGCCCATTGTAAGGGCCTACAACGAGCTCAAGGGGGCGGAGTGATAGACCACAGCCACCCCCACCCAATACCCCCCACCACGGGGGGATATGGAGGAAATCTATTCCGCAAAAGTAACCAATCGGGGTGCTTGCATCTGCCACCCTTTTTTTGAGTGAAATTTAAAAACCATACTTTGACCTATGGGACGCCCTAAAAACACCGCCATCCATGCACAGGCCGCCGCTGCCGGCGTCGGTCTGCGCCAAGCTCGGCGCCAGCTTGAAAAACAAGCGGCCGCAAACCCGCCCAAAGCACTTGAGGCGATCGACGGCGTCGGTCTGGACGGAGAAATCGATCGGCTGGAATCACTAGCGGCCACCCTGGGCGAAGCTGCCAAGCAGGCGACCGGCCCGGAGCGGTCAGCGCTGATCAGCGATTACACCCGCGTCGTGGAGGCGCTGAGAAAAATGAAGGGCGACCGGCCGGACATCAACGAAGCTGAAGGCAAAATGGTTCCAGTGGATGAGGCCGACAAGCTGCTGGCCGCCCGGGATAACGCGCTGATCCCGCTGCTCAAAGGCATGGCGAAACGGCTGGCACCGATCTGCGCCAACCGGCCGGCCGCTGAGGTGCAGGCGGAGGTGGAGAACGAGGTGGGGCAGATCATGAGGCAGGTGGAAGCGGCACTGTGATGAATCCTTTAACAGAGCCGGAAATAAAAACAGAATTCAACATTCTGTCTTTAGGCGCAGGCGTTCAGTCGAGCTGCTTGGCGCTTATGTGCGCCAAAGGCGAGATCACACCAATTCCAGATTTTGCTATTTTTTCCGACACTCAAGACGAACCCGAAAGCGTGTACAGATGGCTGAATGAGTTGAAAACCATGCTTCCATTCCCTGTTCATATCGTCACAGCCGGATCCTTATCAGAGCAGTCACTGAAAATGAGGGTGACTAAAGACGGGCGAAAATTCAGCAGAACGAATATCCCATTCTTTACAAAAAGCTCAAAAGGCAAGCTTGGGAAGATCGTGTTTCGATCCTGCACGGCAGATTTCAAAATCAAACCAATCATGAAAGAGGCGAGACTAAGGTGCAAAATAAAGAGGGGGCAAAAGCACGTTTCGGTCACTCAATATATTGGAATTTCATGGGACGAGTGGCACAGATGCAAGCCGTCCCGGGATGCATGGGTGCAAAGTCGCTGGCCTTTAATTGAAAAAAGAATGACACGCCAAAACTGCTTGGATTGGATGCACAAAAACGGATATGCAAAACCGCCGCGCTCATCGTGCGTCTATTGCCCGTTTCATTCAAACAATGAATGGAAGCGACTGAAAGATGAAGAACCGGAGGCTTTTCAAAGGGCGGCGCAATTCGAGAAAGACATTCAACTGGCCAGAAAAAATAGCTCAAAATTTGACTCAACTCCGTTCCTTCATAAATCATGCACTCCAATCGATCAGGTGGACTTTAGGGACGATTATGACAAGGGCCAGATGGGAATCTTTGGTGAAGATCATCCTTACTGTGAGGAAGGTATGTGCGGCGTATGATTAGCCAGATTCCACTGACTATCGCATACGGAGGAGGCACAAACAGCGTCGCCATGCTGTGCGGATTTCTGGATCGAGGCATCAAACCGGATCTGATTATTTTTTCGGATACAGGTGGAGAACTTCCTAGGACTTACGACCATATTTCTATGATGAGCGAGCAAACAAAAAAATGGTGGGGGATTGGTATTGAAGTCGTGTTTGCAACCTACAAAAAAAACAAGACGACTTTGGAGGCTGATTGTTTGAGGAATAAAACTCTGCCTTCGTTGGCGTTCGGATCTAAGTCGTGTTCGGTGAAATATAAACTAGAGCCGAAATATAAGTTTCTAAAAAATTGGATGATGAATCGAGGAGTTGAGGTAGTTCGTTCGGCGGTTGGGTACGACATTCAGGAAGGCCACAGGTCAATCGGTATTAGGGAAAAAACATTCTGGAAAAACCTAAAGGAAATAAACTATTTCCCACTGATCGAATGGCGAATGCGAAGACCGGACTGCGTTGGTTTGATTTTGAAACATGGCCTCAAACTTCCTGGGAAATCCTCATGCTTTTTTTGTCCTTCGATGAAGTCACAGGAGATCATAAATCTGCGAGATAATTACAGGGAATTCTATGACCGGGCGACAAAACTCGAAGAAAACATGATTCCAAAAGGAAGAGTTGAAGGTCTTTCGTTTGGCGTAAAATGGAGCGAGATCGTTTCGGCTGACGACAATCAGGCAAAACTTTTCCAGTGGATTGACGAGAATGATCCAAAGAAAATCCCTTGTGGGTGCTACGACGGATGACCAAAGCACAGACCGAACTGCGCCGGCGGGAAAAGGCTCGCTGGCATTATGAGAAGCCGCCGTCCGTGATTGAGTGGGCAGAACGGAACATCCAACTGGACAGCCGGATCACGGCTCGGCCCGGGCTGTACTCCACGGCGAACTCGCCCTACGTCCGCGGAGTGCTCGAAGCGCTGGCGGATCCGGGCGTTCACACGGTCTGCCTATGCTGGGGATCGCAGACAGGAAAGACGCTGACGCTGGCGGTGTGGCTGGCGTATCGGATCGCCAACGATCCGGCGCCGTCTTTGCTGGTCATGCCCAACGCGGATCTGGCGCGGTCATATTCCAAGACTCGACTGGTGCCAATCTTTGAAAAATGCAAGCCGGTCAAAGCGCTGTTCCCTTACGACAGCGACGATTTCGCCAACTTGGAAATGCAATTCCTTAACTGCACGCTGACGCTGACTGGATCGAACAGTCCGGCCAATATTTCCAGTCGTCCTGTCTGCATCGCCGTGCTCGATGAGCTCGACAAGTTTGCGCCGCCTACCGACAAAGAAACTTCCGCCATGTCGCTATGCTTAGAACGCACCAAGGCGTTCCCGGCACGTAAACACGTTCTGACCAGCACACCCACACTCAGCACCGGCGACATATGGACGAACTATCTGGCCGGATCTCAGGAGACTTATCACGTGCCATGCCCGGCCTGCAACGAATCGCAGGCGATGGAATTCGGGCAGGTGCGATGGGACGACGCAGCCCGGGACGCGAACGGAAAGTGGGACATGAAAAAGGTGGGAGAGACGGCCCGGTATCACTGCACAAAATGCGATCACCCGTGGACTGAAGGCGAACGGCGTAAGGCAATCGAGCAGGGGAAGTGGGTGGCCAACAATCCAAACGCCGAGCCGGGCCGGCGTAGCTTCCGGCTGCCGTCGTACTATTCGCTGAGCGTCACGATCGCCGACTGCGCTAAAAAGTTCCTGACGGAAAAACATTATCTGCACGGCTTGCAGGGATTCGTGAACGGGTGGAGTGCCATGCCGTGGGAGGATCAATTCGACGACGACAAAACTGTGGACATTCCAGCGGGCGCCTTCGCAAAAAGGCAATCATGGGAAACGGAACATATAAAACTTGCGGCCATAGATCGACAGATCGACGAATACTGGTTCGTCGTGCGTGCGTTCGCCCGGGACGGATCCAGTCGGCTGATTGAGGAAGGTCGACGCAGAACGATCGAGGACGTGGCGCAAACACTTCACGAGCTCGGCGTGGATCCGAGGCATGTCTGCATTGACTCCGGGTTTGAAGCGCAAGACACATACCGGATCGCGGCCCGCTATAAGTTCACGGCGTTGAAAGGTGAAGAGCGCCCATTCTATTGGATTGAAACGCCCCGTGGTCGGATGAAGTCAGTCCACAGCGCAACTCAACCCACAGACGCCGGCTGCATGCTGATCCTGCTGAGCTCACCGGCCTGTCAGGATCTGCTGGCATGGTTGCGCCGCGGGCAGGGGCCGCTGTGGGAAGTGGCGCACGACGTTTCCCCACAATACAAAGAACACATGAGCTCCCACAAAAAGATCCACCGCATCAATCGAAAGACAGGAAAGGATCTATACGAATGGGTGCGAATCAAAAGCCGGCAGGATCATTTATACGACTGCGAGACCTATCTGGCCGGCTTTGCCGTGTATGGAAAAATCATCAGGCCGACTGCCGCGCTGGATGAGGAATCGTTGACACCTGAAGCGTCGTGATGGCCGTTTCCCGCAGACTCACACGCGCCGTCGCTACCAACTACCTGGCACAAGCCTCCGGGGTTACAGCGACAGCGCTGACCAATCTGGCAGCCGACAGAAACTCGGCCATGACCGGCGCAGCTTCCGGGCGTGCTTTGGTGGGAACGTCGGCGGGCGGACAATCCGCCAGTTTTCAAATCGACCTAAAACCCACCGAACGCGTTGAACTGTTTCAGGCTGCCATCGATTACCTGAACGGCGTGCAGGTCACACGCACCAGCGCCTCGTTCTCCTACATTCTGGACAGCTAATCATGGCGAAAAAAGTTTCACTCGTGGCTCGGATGGGTGCAGGGATCAAAGCGTTCGGCGCAGGATTTGGCGCTGGCATCAGCACGTTCCAACCTTACGAGGGCGCAGGCTTTTCACGGAAACGGCCTGTCATTTACGGAGCGCACGCCCGCGATTCGCGCCTCGATCTCAACGAAGCAACCCGGACGGAACTTCTCAAACTCGCCCGGCACATGTACCGCAACGTCGGTCTGATTAAAGGCGCAGTGGACTCGATTGCCACCTACTCAATCGGGCCCGGACTGCGCCCACAATATCGCGGAACCGATCAGGAATTCGGAAGACTCTGTGAGGAATACTGGCGGGACATGGTTGCGCCATCCCCGGAGGTCACCGGCCGGATGACTTGGACGGACATGCTGCTGGCCTTGTCACGATCGATCGACGTGGACGGCGACGTGTTCGTCGTCATGACTGAAAATGGGAAACTGCAAATTGTCGAAGGTCACCGGGTATGCGAAGGCGACGACTATGGAACCGCGGATGGCGTGTTTCTTGGAAAGCTGGGCGAGCCCACCGCCTACCTGATCCAGACCGGAGACATGTGGCGCAAACTTTCAGCAGATACCGTCATTCATCTCATGGAACTCGAACGGCCCGATCAGATCCGCGGAGGATCGTCACTTGCTCGTGCGTTGAATCACGTCCGGGATTTGAAGATGTTGGGAGAATTTGAAAAGGATGCTCTGAAACTTCAGGGCTCGATCGCGGCCGTCATCACCACCGATCAGGGCGACGAGCTGGCCGGGCAGGGCGGATTCTTTGGAACCGTGCAAGCGCAAGACACAGGCGAACCAACCATCGCCCGCGAGGAGATCACGTCATCGGCTACCATCCCGCGCCTTTCACCCGGTGAAAAGATTGAGATGATTGGGCCGAACCGTCCGCACGCCGGCTTTGAACCGTTCGCTAAGTTCCTGATCCGTGACGTTGCGATGGGGCTCGGCCTTCCGGTGGAATTCGTTTATGACCCGGCCAGTGTTGGCGGGGCAGGGATGCGGTTCATTGTGGCCAAAGCGCAGCGCCGTTTTGAACAACGCCAGCGCCTACTGATCGACAGATTCTGCAATCGGGCGTGGCGTTATTTCATTGGCGGAGCAATTGCCAACGGCGACCTGCCGGCTGTTGAAGATTACGCAAAGGTCACATGGCAGACTCCGAAGTCGCTGACCGTGGACGCCGGGCGTGAGGCACAGCAGGCGCGGGAAGACTACAAAGCCGGGCTGTCTTCGTTGCAGGATTATTTTGGAGAGCTCGGACAGGACTGGGAAGAACAGGTCAGACAGATTGCAAAGGAGCGGGAATTCATAGCATCGATTGGAACCGTAACACCGCAGACCGACGTGGCAGCTCCGGTCGAAGCAGTCAAAGAAGCTCCCGCCATCGACGAACCCACTCCGGTGAATCCTGAAAAGGATCCGAACGCAGGGCCGGACGCTGAACTGTCGGCCGTAGTCGAGCTGAACATGCCCGACCCCACCCCGGGTGAAAACGAATCCGCTTTCATGGATCGCTGCATGACCGAAACCAGCATGATCAAGGAATATCCCGATCAGGATAAACGGCAGACGGCATGCAAACTCCGCTTCACGTCCAAGACAGATCTGGAAGCGAAGGTTGAACTGGATCTTCCCACACAGAATCCGGGCGAAAGCGACGACAATTTCATGGGCAGGTGCATGGGAAATCCAACCATGAACAAGGAATTCCCTGACGCTGCACAACGCACGGCCGTGTGCGTTCGGCAGATGAAACTGTCAGCCAAGCCACAGACAGAATCCTTCACAATGAAGGACGACCCGGACTTCAATCTTTCAGCCAAGGAACTCGACATGGTGGCAAAGGCCGTAGGGCTTGGCGTAAAAAAAAAGAAAAAATTGAGTTAGCCAAACCCACCGCCGGCATGATTGCCGAGGCAAAACGCGGTCTGGAATGGCGTAAGAAATACAAACGCGGCGGAACACTTGTCGGCGTTGCAAGGGCCAGAGACATCATCAATAACGTTGACTTTCCCGATTCGACCATCGCTCGAATGCACAGCTATTTCTCAAGACATGAAGTCGATAAGAAGGGCAAAGGATTCAGTCCGGGTGAGCAGGGATTCCCGTCGGCCGGCAGAATAGCTTGGGCGCTATGGGGAGGGGATGCTGGTCAGACATGGGCGGCCGCACAAATGAGGAGAATCAACAAAAGCTGATTTGTATTGTCCGCCGTTTTTGACGGGTTAACATTTTGAAATGCGGCGGATTGATTTCGACGAATATGAACAGCAGGAACAACCGGCACCAGCTGGCCCGCATGTTTATTACAATGACGGCACACTGGTCGTCACATCTCAGGTCGTGCAATTTGGGAACAAGAAATTTGCCATCCCAGCCATCCACGGAGTTGAATGGGCGAAAAATCAAAACATTAACATAGTAACCGTCCTATGGACTTTTCTGTCTCTGTTTGGAATTCTCATGGGAATCACGCTTTTCATGCAAAAGGCATGGGGAACAGGTTTTGTATTCACGGCCGGAAGCATCGCAATTCTTTACAAGATGTACTTTGGGAAACCTCGCTGTTCTATTTTGCTTAAATTAGGTGGATTGAATAACGAGATTCTTTACATAAAAAGCGAGCAAGGCGCTCGGCATATCTGCGATTCAATCTTTCAAGCCATCAGCGATCATCATACGCCACCCGAAGGCGGCCAGCCTACGACTTTCACGCCTATTTTTCCAAGTCCAGTCCTGCTGAGAAACTAGGTTTTTGACACGCGTTGGCCTGCATGGCCAACAAACTCTCAAACGTTTCCATTCTTACGATCGGCGAGGCCAAGGGCCACAATCTGCTGATCGATCAAAAGTCGCTCGAGCAGGCGCTCGAAGTGGCAAATTCCATGAAGCGGATCAAGGTAACCATGGGCCACGGGGCCGAGGTCTCCGGGATCCTAGGATATATCGACGGATTCAGGATCGAAGGCGAACGCCTGATGGGCGATCTGACCCTGTTCAACACCAACGAAGCACAGTTCGTTCAGCACTTGGCGCAGGTACTCCCGGAGGGATTTGGCCTGTCCCTCACGTTCAGCGGCGTCCCAGAGGAAGTCGCTGGGAACCGGTTCGCCCGTGTAACTGAAATTTATGACATCAGCGTTGTAAGCACCCCGGCCGCCAACCCTGCCGGAATGTTTTCTGCGTTCACAGCGGTTGACATGAAAAAACTGCAAATGAACGAAGCGTCTGTCGAAGTGAAAAAAGAGGAGATCGCGCCGGCCGTCGTGGCCGAGGTCGCAGCTCCTGCCGTTGAAGCTCCCGTTGTCGAAGTGAAAGCAGAACTGGCCGAAATGCCTGCTGATAAACCCGCCGACAAGCCTGAGGAGAAAATGGCCGAACCTACTTTGACCGACATCGCTGGAATGCTTGCCGAACTGCTCGCGCTGATGAAAGCCGACGCAACTCAGGACGTGACCGAAGCTCCTGAAGCTCCCGCCGAAGACATGGCCAAAAATGAAATGCCTTCCGAGATGAGCGCCAAGTCCGACGAAAAAGTTTTGACCACTTTGGAAAAAGCCAAGGCCGACGCTGCTGGTGCAGTGGCGGTTCCCGCTGAATCGAGCCAACCGCTCGGCCGGGCAGAAATCCTCAATCAATTCAACGCGGAAAAGTCCCCGACCCGTCGGTCGGAACTGCTTCGCAAACTCGGACTGTAATCCAGTCCACTAGGAGAAACTAACATGGCCAACTCAATCGGAACGACGAATGCCAATGTAATCGCTCAGAGGGCTCTCGAGATCCTCGTGGCGGATTACAGCTTCCTCAAAAACAGCGTGACGGACTTCAGCTCTGAAGCTGCGAAGTACGGCGCCAGCGTCTACACTCACCGCATCTCTGCGACGACCGCTCAGGACTACTCGCAGACCAACGGCTACGTGGCGACTGCTACCACACAAACCGACGTTCAGATCACCCTGAACAAGTTCAAGCACGTTTCCTACGCGATCGATGATCAGGAGCGCACCAGCTCCAACATCAACCTGATCGAACGGTTCGCCGGTGCGGCCGCTCACGCTCTCGGGTTGCAGATGGTTGGTGACCTGCTCTCGCTCGTCACTTCCACCAGCTTCACCAGCGCTCTCACACAGAGCTCGGCGACCTTCAGCTACGCCTCCGTGGTGTCGGCTGGAATCACCCTCAACAACGCAAACGTTCCTCAGCACGATCGGTACGCGATTCTGGCGCCTTCGTTCTATGGCCGTCTCTTGAATGATTCGACCATCGTTGCGAATGCTCAGATCTCCGGTGAACAGGCCCGCACGGCTGGCATCGGATCGGTCGCAGGGTTTAACATTTCCATGTACTCTGCCGTGCCAAGCAATTCGATAACTTTGGGCGGCTTTTTCGCTCAACGCGAAGCCCTCTTGATCGCGGCCCGCGTGCCGGAAGTTCCAACGGGCGTCCCCATTCCCGGAGACATAAGCGTGGTGACGGAACCCCGCACTGGCCTGTCGCTCCAAGTTCGTGAGAACTACGACGTGGTCAAAGGCTTGCTCCAACGCACCTACGCGCTGATCTACGGCGTGAAGGCTGGCGAGACCAACAGCCTCGTGCGTATCAACGGCAGCTAATTCACTCGGGGAGGGCGGTGGGCTGAAAGGCTCACCGCCCTTTCCACTTTAAGAAATCCTCACATGTCTGAATTTACTGAATGCCTAAAGGAAAGTCTGGCGGCTCTTTACACCCAGACCGGCACCGCCGCCACCATCGGATCCACTAGCGTCACCGGGATCCTGTCCACAATTTCACGCAAAGAAAACGTTGAGCTGGGCGGTTTTGATTTGGATCTGAATTCAACGTTCACCATCGACGTGGCGAACATGGCCACAGCGCCGACGATCGGTTCCATCATCACGGTCAATTCAATCGGATACCGGGTGGCGTCTTTGGATACGTCGATCGGAAGCTACGTGCTGGGACTTCGAGAGGTTTAACCGTGGCCACCCGAAATCCTAAAATTTCAATTTACATGATCGCCGGGCACGAGGCGCAATTCATGGAACGCTGCCTGACTGCATTCAAACCGTTCTGCGATGAGCTGGTCGTGTGCATGGCGCAGGGATCCCGGCCGGACGACGGCACCAGGGCGATCGCTGAAAAGGCGGGGGCGGTAATCACGGAATATCACAACGCACCGGCAGGCGCCGATTGGCCCCACATCGACAACTTTGCAGCCGCCCGCAACAAGGCGCTGGACGCCTGCTCCGGGGACTATGCCGTATGGATCGACTGCGATGACCTGCCACATAAAGACCTAAAAAACGCGCTTAAAAGGGCCGTGACGGCGTTTGAATCCGATCCGAAGGTCGGGATCTATGCCGGAGTTTATGACGTTATAAACGCCAAACTTCGCCCAGTACGGGAACGGATGATCAAAAAAACAGAGAACGGATGGTCTGGCCGGTGGAACTACGCCGTGCATGAGGCGCTTTTGCCGCTTCCGGGATTCACTTCAGTGGGCGAGCAGGCGGTTTGGGTTGAACATCACCCCGGTGGATACAAGCAGGGAAGCGCTGACCGGAATCTGCGCATTCTCAAAGCGCAATTGAGCGAAGCCGGCAAGTACGCGTACTACTACCAGCAAGAACTTTTCCTATCTAACAACCGGACGGAATCGATCCCGTGGTCAAACGCTGCCGCCCACTGGCCCGATCAGGAGCCGACGCTGGCCTACGAGGCGATGAACAATCTGGCGAGCGCAACGCCTGACCGTGAAAAGCGGATCGAGCTTTATCACAAGGCGCATCACATGAATCCCAGCCGCCGGGAATCTCTTTACTATCTGGCCCGGGAGGAAGCGTCCGTCGGGCGTTGGTCGTCGGCTTATCATTATCTCAAGTCGGCGATGGTTCAGTCGGATCCCGGCGTGACGGTCTGGAACGCCCAGCGCACGGTCTATGATTTTGAATGCATCGATCTGTACATCGCGGCGTGCCGTGCCGTGGGCGACAACGACGAGGCCGAGCGCGTGTGGGCGAGTTGGAGGAAAATTCGTCCGATCAAAATTTCAATCTGTCACGCCACCCGCGGGCGACCGCAGGAAGCCATCAACGCTCGGATCCTATGGATGAAAAAAGCGGCCGATCCGGCAGCCGTCGAGTGGATCTTTTCCTGCGACGACGATGACGAAAAGGCGAAGACGCTCAAACCGTGGGGGCCGGTCATGGGCAAGGGAAGCTGCGTCGCCGCTTGGAACAGGGCAGCCGCAGTGGCGCAAGGCGAGATCATCGTGCAGGGCTCCGACGATTGGGATCCACCGCTGCACTGGGATCAGATCCTGATCGATAGGCTAGGCGACACCAGCAAGCCGAAGGTTTTGGCGATTAACGACGGCCATCGGCAGGACGAACTGCTGTGCATGGCGATCATGACCCGGGCGAGACTAGAGGATCAAGGCGCCATGTTTGCGGCTGAATACGATCAATGCTCGGGAATCTTTTCTGACAACGAATTCAGCCACAGGGCGAAATTTGACGGAGTGATCGTGGACGCGAAAGACGTCGTCTTCAAACATAATAACCCATTTTTCACCGGTGCGCCGCAGGACGAAGAATTCAAAAAGCACAACGCCAAAGAAAACTACACGCTGGGAGAAAAGATTTTTAAGGAACGGAATCCATGATCGAGGGATACAGGCGGATTCACGCAGGGCACTGGTGGCAGGAGGAGCGAACAGGGCAGGGGCCGGCGTACGACATCACGTACGTAAAAGAGCGATACGACACCTACACGACAACGCAGGCCATGAGCGCGCTTCGATATGACGTGATCCGTTCTTACTTTGGAAACTTTTCGAGCGTGTTGGATGTTGGATATGGAAATGGGGATTTCCTGCGTCACTGTCACGCCCGGGATCACAAGGCGTTCGGGTATGATATAAGCGGATACCCGTTGCCGGCCGGAGTGGAACGCAGTGAGACCATGTCGAAGTCGGTCGGCATCGTCACGTTCTTCGACAGCTTGGAACACTTTGAGGATGCGGATCTGAGCGGCACACTCCGCGGCCTGCGGGCGGAAGCGGTTGTGATTTCATGCCCGTTGCTACATGAGACCGCAGGCGCCGATTCATTCCGTAACTGGAAACACCGCCGGCCGAACGAACACTTCCATCACTTCAACGAACGCGGACTGCGGACGCTCCTTTCATATTCGGATTATACCGTCACCTGGACAGGTTGCCCGGAGGATCAGATCCGCGGAACGCTACCTGGAGGAAAGTCCAACATCATCACCGTCATCGCCGAGCGGAATTGAAAACGATCGTCTATCACCAGCGCCTTGGCGACGTGTTGCAGTGTTTGCCGGCCGCTCGCTACTTGGCGCAACAGGACGAAGTTCAGATCGAATGCCTTCCACAGTATGCCGGGGCGATGGATCTGGTCAGTTACGCCACATGGGTGGCACCCGGACACGGGACAGGCGAACGAATCGAGCTCGAAATCTGGCCGAACCGATACAACGCCTTTCGGCAGTCCGGTCTTTCGTGGATGGATTTCGTTTATCAGCACCCAGCGATTGCCAAAGCTGACCGAAAAATCGTCCTCGATCGCGTGCCGGACGGGCCGCCTGCCGGTCTTCCTGATAAGTACAACCTGCTGGCGCCACACGGGATCAGTCATGGCTGGCACTATCCGCTGAACAAAATCATGCAAAAGGCGGAGGAAATCATGGCGTCGTATTTCCTTATGCACGCACCCTGCCACTGCTACTATTCCGTTCCGCACTGGTCGGCCGGATCCATCGTCGAAATGGCGCAGGCCATCAAACACGCCGAGCTGTTTATGACAATCAACTCGGCTCCCATCGTCATGGCGTCGGCGTTGCGACAGGATGGAAAACAAACTTTTTATTTGCCGCAAAAGGGTCAGTGGGCGCAGGACAACGTGGCACCGTGGCCCGGGCGTGTTGACGTGGATCTGTAAAATATGCCCGCTGTCACCATGCTTGACCGCCTAATCGAAGGCGCTTTTCAGGAACTACTTTCTGCCACCGTCACCGGGCAGGACTACCACCTATCGCACGATCTGACCGAAAACAAACCGCCCTCAATCGTCATCAAAGCGACGATGGGAACGGAAGAACCTGTGCAGGGATCCGGCGTGTTCAGCGTTCCGGTCGAGATCATTCTGGAACAGAGCTATGACGACACGACACTGGCGGCACACACGCAGAAATGCTCAAAAATCCTTCAGGCGTTTTATGATACCACCAGCCTGACGGCCAGACTCAACGCCACCACAGCAATCGGAGCGGCCCGCTGCTACAACGCAAAGCTGGAAAGCAGTGAGGCGGAGGCCGACAACGAAGAACGTAGCATGAAGCGCAATTTCAAACTGGCAGTGATCGCGTACCCGAACAGCGTCGCGAGTTGACACAAAAAATAGGGCAATATGGCGACCACAATCGGAACTTCAGGCCTTTCTTTCGGAATGAGCGCAGAGAGCGGAATCCTCGTTTCCAACTTCTCTGAAACAAGGAATATCGAGAAAGCAGAAATACGCTCGGCGAGCGGCGACGTGGTCGCCCTTGCACTTTTCAATCAGACCGACGCTCTTAGCTTTTCCGGCACAATCACCGGAACCTACGCCACAACGGCCGGAGCCGTTCTGACCACCCTCGCCAACGCTACCAGCACCGGCGGGAAGATCGTGGTCGAATCCGTGGCCTTCTCAAAAAGCCCTGACGCGTTCGTCACGGTCGACGTCAGCGCCACCCGCTACCCCAACATGAGCTAAGCCCGAAAGGGCGGTTCACCTGAGATCCTAAAATGATCGAGAGTTTCTGGGGTACAACGAATATCAAAGTAGCGGCAGCGGCCGCAGCCTATGGCGCCAAACTGCGGCCTATGGATCCTGTCACACGCATCGTCAAGGAAGACGGGCGTGAGCAAGTCACGTTCTGGTTCACGGATGGCGGCGAAGGACAGGAAGCTAAGGCTGAAATGGAACGCACTTGGGCTGAAATGAAAAGCCCGGAGGATGCGTCGATCCGGTTCGTCCGAGCCGCACTAGAAAACAGGGAAACCCTGCTCGGCCTTGTAAAACGTGCAGAAAAGATTCTATCCATACAAAGAGGCGGGCAGACACTACTGGTCGCAGAGAAGGCCCGTCCTGAACTAAAGAAGGCGCTTTTGAGCAGGCTATGAGCGACCAAGACCTAGAGGCGGAACTGAATTCCGCGTTTGTCAGCCCAGATCGATATTTCAAGGATCAGCGGCTGGCTCCATACACCGAAGGCTCCCGACTGCTACTGCTCCAAGTCCGGGACGACGCCGATAGTTCAATCTACTTTATCTGGTCGTTTCTATACGTTCACATTCTGCTGGCAAAAGATAGAAAAGCCGCGATCCGACTGGCATGGAACAAGGACGAATTCCGCGAGAAGCTCATGGAGTGGTCGGAAGATATGACCCCAGAGGATCGAGACACTGCTGGGCTGCTGGTGGCATCTATCCTGGGCGAAGCCAACAAGTCGCGGGTGGCGGTCATCCCGGATAAGAAGCCAATCGGCGACCCGGGAAACGCCTGACGCCGGCCGGATGCGCGGCGAGCGTGTTCGTGCTGGCAAAGGAAACAGGATGGGATCTGGAAAAGATTCTATGGGAAATTCCGATCTGCTTGGTCAATCAGGCCGAACACGTTTTCATGTTCATCAACGGTGTAAAACTACGCCGGGTGGAAGCGATCACAGGCGACGATCTTCGTGACATAAAGGATTTACTTGGGATATGAAGCTGACCATCGACGAAAAGAAGCTGACGAAGGCGCTTGTCATGTGGGGAAAACTGACGAAACAGGAGCAGGCGAAAGAACTGCGATCGTCCGGCCGTGCGCTGGCAGTTAGGTTGACCAACGCGACCCAGCCATTCGGCATGAATGCTGACGCCCGCAAGAAAGGCGAAAACGCAATCCTGAGAGATATTGCGGCGATCACAAAGCCGTTGAACAAGGAATGGTACGCAGAAGCGCAAAGGATGAGGCAATTTGATCCGGGTGCATTCAGAAGGAGATTCACTACAAAGGATGGGAGAGTGTGGCTCGAGGAACAGGACTACGAACTGAATCCTTCAAACATTAAGGAATTTCATCAAAAAATGAGGAATAGAAGCACAGGCAGAACCAAGACTGCCGGGATGAAAACTAGAGATATAGGAAGGCACGGAGCTGCCGATCGTGGGTACGTATTAGATAAAGTTCAGGCGAAATATATAAAAGAAACGCAGAAGAAAGTCGGCATCGCAAAGGCTGGCTGGGCGGAATGCGCTTCAATGCTTGGCGGATTTGCCCGGGTAAAAGGCGTTGGATCTGTCCAGGGGTGGATTCAGAAGCTGATTTCCAAGTATGGGAAGGGCTACGTTACTGTGACAGACAAGTATGTCGAACTGAAAAACAGCATTCCATGGATCGGGCGAGCGCTTAGCCGTTCCAATTTACAGAAGACCCTTGACATCCAACGAAACACACTAGCCAAAAGCGTGATCGCCATAGTGAAACACAAATCAAAAGAAGCAGGATTTGCCTAATATGGACGCAGTCGCAACAGCCAAGCTGGCACTGGAAAAAAGCTCGTTTGAGAACGGGTTGAAAGAGGCGGAAAACGCCGTCAACAAGTTCGCCAAGCAGACGGCCGGGATCCTGACGGGCGCTTTTGCATTCGACAAGATCTTGGGCGGCCTTTCATCGGCAATCGACAAGGGCGATCAGCTTCAGGATTTGGCGAACCGTTTTGGGATTTCAGCGTCCGCCCTTCAGGAAGTCGGGAACGCCGCATCGCTGTCCGGGGCAGGCGTTGAAGACGTGGCCAGCGCCATGAATAAACTGGCCGTGAATGCCGGAAAGGCGATCGGCGGCGATGACGCCATGATCGCATCGTTTGAAAAACTTGGTTTAACCGTTTCCGATCTACAAGGCATGTCGCCTCAGGATATATTTTTCAAGCTCAGCGAGGCAGTGGCCGGTGCCAACGACCCGCTGGAAGCGTTCGCCCAGGCGCAGGAAGTGGCCGGAAAGAGCGTCGGAGCTCTCATGGAAACGCTTAGGATGGGCCCGGATGCCATTCAGAAAATGGGGCAAGACATGGGCGTCTGGTCGGATGATACGATCGCACAACTTGGCGCAGCTTCAGACGAAATAAAAACTTTCCAGAATACGATGACGATAATGTTTGGGAGCATCGCTCAGTTTGTAAATCCTGCGGTGAAAACGTTCAAATTTATGGCAGAGCAGATCACGATGACCCTAGCGGCTATGGGCGAGGCTGCTACTGGGAATTTTTCAGGAGCCAGCGAAATCATAAAAGAGGCGAACAAGCTATCTCGTGAATTTAAGAAAGGCGAAGAACCCAAGGCTGCCGCCAAACCTATAGATCTGGAAGGCGGTGGTGGCGCAACTGGCAAAGCTGCAAAAATAAAATCCGCAAAAGAAGCCGAGAAAGCAGAAAAAGACGCCATCAAAGATCGAACCGACGAAGCCATGCGGGCGCTGAAAGAAGAAGAAGACGAAAAAAAGATGGCTGCGGACAGTGAAGAACGTCGGCGTCAGTACATATTTGAAAGCGAACGCGAAGCGATCAATCAAAAGATTCAGAATGCCATGGAAGAAAACAAAATGCTGGAAAAGCAGAAGGGTGCCATGGCTGGCCCAGGTGGAAATTCACGGCAATTTGCACAAACAGAAGGGCAGGCGGCCGGCCAGCGGCTCGACATAGCTGCCGGACTTGGCGGAGGCGTGGCGGCTGAAGTCGAAAAAGCACGCAAGAAAGCCGCTGAAGAACAGAAGAAAGTTGCTCAGGAACAGTTCGACAAAGAAGTACAGGCAAACACTGCTGCCAAGACAGGCGCAGGTGCAGAAAGAACAATGACCAGCCGACGCGCTGAGTACATCCAAACACAGGCCAAGAAAGAAGCCGAGGGAAAGACAACCTTGGACGACATCAACAAAACCCTGCAAGACGCCCTAGCAAAGCTGACGTCTGCGCCTTTGGTGAGCTAATATGGCAGCTTCTATCCTTGGCGCATTATCGTCCGGCAGCAAGATCCTACGGCGTTCTGATTACAGCCGGGAGATCGTTGGGCTGGAAACGCTGACCGAAACCTACACGATCAGGACGGCGGATCGGCAGACAATTCTGCCGCTGAAGGACGTCACGCACTCCGCTTTCTCAACGGCATCGACCAAGTTCACCCGGATGGCAGTGGAGACAGCGGCCGTCCGAGAGCAGGATGGCGACATCAGCGAAATGACCGTCACGTATGTAGGACTCACCAGTGAGACAAGCCTGCCGCCTGCTCAGATCAAATACATTCCGACAACTGGGGCGGATATATGGGGGCCGCCGATTGTCATCGAAGTGAGCTTTGTCACAGATCTGACCGAAAGCCAATTCGCAAGCGGTCAACTTTCCGCAAATTATCCTGTGATTGAACGATTCAGCCCTACGTCAAAAGTTCCTATGCCTGCTTTTATAAACGGAACAGCTACTCCGCAAAATCCGCGCACGCCGGGAGTCACAACAGACAACCTTGGCGGCACCATTACATATTTCGGCTACTGCTTGGACAGCTTGGACTCTACTCGCCGCGGTCAGTTCCTAGTCGCCCGGGCAACGTTTAAAGAGAAGCAGCAAGGGCAGGGCGTGTACGCGTAATCTATGGCAACCGAAGCCCGCCTAAACGAAATCGACGGCCCGTCCCGACTTGGGAAGGGATTTTTCAACAAGCTGATTCGTCGGATTGAATGCACCAAACCGATCGCAGGCGCCAACGTCACCCTGATCGACGTCCCGGACGGCATCCAGATCAGCGTGACCGGCGTGGTCACGGCCGGAGGCGGTGGACTTAAACAGATCACGCTGAACGTATGTTCCAACGGAACTCCGGCCACGATCACGGTCTA